CTTGTCGAGCAATTTCAGAACCACCCAATGCTTTTCTTACTTTGATTGCAACATCACAAACATGTGCTCTATTTCTATTAGAATAGTCAATTCCAGTATTATATGTAATACCTCTGGCATACGAAGGAAGAACAGGATAGTCAGATCGTATATCTTGAGTTCCTTGAAAGGAATTAGGTATTCTTGGTCCTAGATTTACTTCTGCTTGTGACCTATTATCTATAAACCCCTGTTGAATCCTCTGGTTGTTTCTTGTATCTAAATCAGTTGACAATTGTTGCAAGTTTCCAACTGTAGACCTCTTTAAATTAATTTGTAAAGATAATCTCGCAATATCTTTTAAACTCTTGACGCTTGGATTAACCGCAGCAGCTTGCCACTGATTCTCAAGCGATTGTAAATTTCTACTTTCTAAATTTAATCTATCATTAACTGTTTTAATAATCACATTAGAATTTGTTGGTTGTCTAATCTCAGCCGAACGAATTCCACTAACAATAACACCACTTACGATAGGACGGTCTGTTTCAATAACACCCGCTTTATTTTTCTTATAATAACCAGTTACCCAATCTCCATGTTTTGGTCCTGAGAAAAGATGCGACATCGCAGCAGCAGTTTCAACCATAGCCCATGGAAGTTTTTCTGTTGGTATAGATTGAACATCTTCACTATGAGTTCCAATAACACGAACTCGAACTTGACCAAGACCCATAGGGTCTTTCGTATCCTCAACAACACCTTGCCATGTTACGATATCTTCCATTTATTCTTACTCCTTTAATGCTTCTCTTACCTGTGCATTATCAGATGCTATAACAGGACTATTAGTAGTATCACTTGCCACCTCAATGATTGTTTCAAATATATCAGGTCTAAGTGTATGTCTTACTGCAACTATCATATATTTACCGTATGTGGAGGAGTCTTTAGTATCACCCCTATCATTTTGAGTTAAATTAAATCCTTTCAGATTTACATTTAAACCTGACGAATAGATAAAGTTTCCAGGTACAGTTATTCGTATCCTTTTCTGTAAAAGGTTTGCGAATATTGATTTTCTTGCAAAAAGATAATTTTCAGAATCGTCCACAATAGTTGCAGTTTGTGGACTATTTGTTTTAATATAATTTGATTTTTGTCGTTGTTGCGAAGAAAATCCAACAACTGATCTTGAACCTTTTGATTGAGTAACAGTTAAACCATGTCTATTTGGCAGAGTGCTTAGATTTAAATTTTCATTTGAATTTGAATTGTCCGTAATATTACTAATATCAAATGGTTTTTCAATATATGCTTGTGTTAGTGGGTCATATGAAACATGTACACCAGAATACATTCCATCTTTAATTGCCTTGATTAAATTATATTGCGATACGATTGTAACATGTCGTGCTCCAAAAAATTCATTTTCACGTTGTCCAATATTTTTAACATCAAAATTTATTGTTGCAACAGATTTACCTTTCAGTAAACTAGTTAAAGATACAAAGTTAAATCCTGATTTATTCTCAAAGAAAATATAGTTCGGTAGATTGTCATTGGTTATTGATCTTCGTGCTAACCAATTCATGGCATCAAATGGACTTAGATTTGGTATAACAAAGTCATGAATACCTTTTGATGCTTCAATAATTCCTATCTTATTAGAAGGAGTTTTTAAATAATCTTGAATAATTATTTTAGCAGCATCACTGTAAAGACATTGAAACGATGCTGATATTTTTGTATTATCCCTACTGTATGTTATGGATTCAATCAACTCTTGAGAAACAAAACTTAAAACATAAGATTCAGTTGTTTGATTTTTAATTATTCTATTCGATTGTTTATAAATCCTAAAAGTTTTTTTCAAAACAGTAGGTCCATTAGACTCATCACCTTTAGATATTTCTAACCGCAAAAAACACGATTTAAAATCTATCTTTGAAGATAAATTTTTAGAATCAACAATCACTATGTTTCCCGATGCGGCAGGAAAAAGTATAGTGTCAAAAAAACTTATCTCTTCAAAAAGTGCAGTTATATCAAATGTTCCACCGTTAGAAACGATTGAAAGTTTCTTTACTTTAAATTGAGTTGATTGTGCTACATCAATATTTGCCATACTATACTCTTACACCCATCACTCTTTTTAATTCATCTTTAACAGCATTAATGAATTCGGGTTTTAATAGATTAATAGTTCTCTTTGTTTCATTATATTCAATCTCGTAATCATAATATGTTTTTGTATTTTTAGCAATATCCACTTTAAACTGTATTCCTTTTGGGACAGTAATGGTTGAAGAAGTTGCAGTAGTATTAGCATAGGTTGCTGCATCTATTTGAATCACATCTTCACTAATACTACCAGAAGATATATTTGTGCTAGTTTTTGTTATGTAATATGAATGGATATTTGACATAGCCCAAGTCATTCCAGTTTCACCAATAGACGTATTAGCATTTGCTGTATACTTTGCATCAACAAATTTACCTAACGATCTTTGGTCTAGGGGAAAGTCATACTGTGGGTCAACTATATCATTCATTGCCAAAACAACCCAATGAAGTTCGGCAGAACCATATGCTTTATATGCTATGATTTCTGGTGTGTCACCATCATTGATATTATATTTTGTAAACACCGAAGTGTTTTCTTTAAACTTCTTTTCGAATGAAAATCGTGTTACGAGATTAGTCACCACATCAACCGAATTGGTATCCAATGTCGGAGCATAATAAGTTTTGGGGAAAAAGTTAAAGTAGTTTGCCATGTTTATTGAATTCTAACGCCAGTAAGTGGGTCATATATTGCTTCATCTGCTGCTGGTTCTGCTCCTGTACGATTATTTAATGGAAATACCTGACCCTCATTTACAGTACCTATTGAGTTTTGATTATTATTTCTGACTGCACCAAACTGCCGTGATGCTTTCGTAACAATAGAAGTTTCTTTAAAGTCCAAACTCATTTTTATTCCAACTGGCATACCTGTTCCACCTATACTTACACCTTCCCTTCCAACCTCATATGCTGCCCATCCGTTTGGTGCATAATCAACATCCATACTAGTTAAAACACATGTTGAAAGTTTAGGTATGTTTACATTTTCAGCACCATTATAATAAAACTCAATATCAAACTCCGATGGGGGAACTAAAAAATATCCACTGCTTCCAGGTAAAATCTCTGGTGCTTGATGGAATGAAAATAAATTAATAATTCTTTGAACTGTTGCTGCTTCTTTAGCAGACCGTGGATAGAAAACAAAATCGTATCTAAATTGTCTTAATGAAGGAGATGAGTATAATACTTCAATCATTGGATTGGAAACAAATCCTTGTCCAGCAGCAGCAATTGCTTTACCAACATCACCAAACGCATTCGCAACTGCATTAACAAAATATGGATTAACATTTTTAGCAAGTTGGTCTGCAAATGTTTGACTGGTTATACCTGAACCATTAAATTGATTAATAGTATCAGCAACAGCCCTACCACCAGTAAAGATAGCAGTCAACGGATTATTGCCAAGACTTAAATCTGAATAACCCTGAACTTGAGCAAAATTTAAAGTGTCGGGCATATATAACGCAATTATATCTTTCGTTCTTCTCACCGTTCTTACAAAATTAATATTTCCCGCTTCTGTAATAGTATTATCTAAAGAATTAAGTGCCGCACCACCATAGGTTTTTACTGCTTCTGGTGTAATTGCACTTGCTATACCCCCCACTCCTCGACCAAATGAAGAAGCTGCTACAGATGCACCGATATCTTTAACACCATCATAATTTTTCTTAAAAGAACTTTGAAATGAACCACCAATATCTACCAAATTAGATGCCTCTTTAGCATATGCGGTATCCACACCAGATAAATTATTTGTTGTATACGAACTTTTAGTTTGTTCACAAATGTGAAAAATAATGTAATGATATTTTTCCCCATTAGTTCCCAAATCTTCTGGATATCTGTTTATTCCAAGCTCGAAAGAATCTGCCATATATAGTTTCTTAAAGTGAAAGTTTATAACCTGAGAGTATTTATGTCATATAAAGGAAAGTTTTACCCGCAAAACCCATCAAAGTATAAAGGTAACCCATCCAACATCATCTACCGTTCCTCATGGGAGTTACGAGTTATGAAGTATTTGGATGATAACCCCTCCGTTATCTGGTGGGCATCAGAGGAACTACCCATCCCCTACTACAGTCCTGTGGATAAAAAGAAGCATCGTTACTTCCCCGATTTTATTTCCCAAATGAAACTGAAGGATGGCAAAGTCATGACTTACATCATTGAAGTCAAACCCGACCGAGAAACACGACCCCCCACACAAAAGAAGAAGACCAAACGGTTCATTCAGGAATCCATTACCTATGTTATCAATGAATGTAAGTGGAAGGCAGCAACCGAGTTCTGTAAAGACCACGGTTGGGAGTTCAAGATACTCACCGAGAAAGACTTGGGCATTTGAGATAAATAGGTCATGGCGAAAACACTTTTAGATAGAATCAAATCATCACTGGCAAAACAGGGCATCGAACCACGCACTGTTCAGTCAAGGGATTGGTTGAAAAACAAAATCAAAGAGCTCAAACCAACTCAGTCAACATTGATGTCTGATAGGAAGAGGCTCAAGGATTCGTCCATAATTGGAAAGATGTATTTCTATTTTTATGATCCGAAAACGAAAGATTCGATGCCATACTACGATAGGTTCCCATTGGTTATTCCAATAGAACGATACAAAGATGGATTCTTAGGGTTGAACTTGCATTATATACACCCAAGGCATCGGATTAATCTATTAGACAAACTTAGTGAAATTGCATCCAACAAAAATTATAATGAGAGTACCAAACTGCGAATCAGTTATGGTTATCTCGCAGCAGCATCAAAAGCATTTGAAGCAACACCATGTATTAAACGATATTTGTTCAGTCATGTGCAATCTCGTTTCTTGGAAATAACAGCAGATGAATGGGACATAGCAGTGTTGCTGCCTATGGAATCCTTTGTGGGAGCATCAACAAGTAAAGTATTCGCAGACTCAGAGGACAAATTTTAATGGCAATACCAACACTACAAAATTTTTGGCATAATGCTGACAGTAAATCAGGTTTTGCTAAAACAAATAGATTTTTAGTAACCATAGTTGTTCCACCTGCTATTGGTGGAGGTGTTGAAAGATTACGTTCTTTACAATTACAATGTGAATCTGCTGAGTTACCTGGCAAAACTTTAGCTACACAAGATGTTAAGATATACGGTCCAGTATATAAAATGGCAACTCATAAGCAATACACAAATGAAATCACTCTAACATTTTTATGCACAGTTGAGGGTGGAGAAAGAAAATTTTTTAATGATTGGATAGATTATATTTCACCAGATGATACAAACAATTTAAGATTTCCAAATACTT